TTAACCCCGGCCAGCTCAACGCCTTTGAGGTTGAGCGCTTAAGCGCTATCGCTACATCACAAGGTGGAGCCCCGGCCAGTATCCCTGAAATCGGCATCAGCGCTGGCTATGGCAGCGGCAAGACCTATTGCGCTCATGCTGTGGCCGTCAAGATGGCCGCGCTGAACCAAGGCTTTGTTGGTTGCGTGATGGAACCTACCAGCGATATGGTCCGCCGCATCTGGGCACCAAAGTTCGAGGACTTCCTAGACAGTTTCGGCATCCCTTACACCCCAAGGGTGGCGCCGTACGTTAGTCACACGCTGCACTTCCCCGGCGGTGATTCAACGATCCTTGGCCTGTCCTTTGAGAATTATCAGCGGATCGTTGGTGACGATTGGGCCTTCGCAATCATCGATGAGGTTGATACCGCGAAGGCATCAATCGCTCAGCGTGCCTATGACAAGATCCTGGGCCGTATCAGGGTCGGGAACTTCAACCAGCTCCACTGTTATTCGACGCCAGAAGGCTTCGGGTTCCATTACCAAACGTTTGGCACTGATGCAGCACGGGAGGGCAAGCGCAGGGCCCTGCTCAGGATGAAGACCGCCGACAATGCCCATAACCTCCGGCCGGGCTTCGTCGATGACCTGCTGAGCCGTTACACGCAAGAGCAATGCCGTGCCTACCTCGAAGGGATCTATCAGAACCTGGCGACCGGCACCGTTTACGACAGGTTCGACCGTGCCAAACACGTTTCAGACGTCAACGATGACCCGCTGGCTGAGGAACCGCTGAGAATTGGCATTGATTTCAATGTGGGCAATATGAATGCAGTAATCGCGATCAGGTCAGGCAATGCGCTGCATTTCATCGATGAGATCAGCGGCGCCCATGACACTGATGCCTTGGCACAGGAGATCTGCGCTCGCTATCCAGGCCGGAGGCTCTACGGCTACCCCGATGCCTCAGGTGGCAACCGCTCGACAAATGCAACTAAGACAGATCTGGAGATCCTGGCCGGCTATGGCATCAGCAACCAATCACCTAAAGCAAATCCGAGGGTGGCTGATCGGGTTTCTGCTATGCAAGGTGCTTTGGAGAACGGGAAAGGGGAGATCAGGATCCAGATCAACCCCCGATGCAAAAAGCTGATCGAATGCCTCGAGCTGCAGGCATATAACGAACGAAAGGAACCTGACAAAGAATCTGGCCATGACCACCTACCAGACGCTGCCGGGTACTTGGTCTGGCGTGAGCTGAACCCATTGCATCGCAGGGCTGGCCGTGGTACCGGCATTAGACTGTATTAACGAAACATTGGGCAATGGCTAAGCGAGGCGGCAGGTCTGGCAGGAAATACGTCCGCGACAATCGTGGGCGGTTTGCTACGACTGGCGCCACTGCTCGGGGAGGCAGGCTGAAAACTGCAAGCGGCAAGAAGAGAGCAACTCAAACGGTAAAAACAAAGACCGGCGGCAAGCCTGCAGGGGCCATCAAGGGGAAAATCAAGCGGGACCCTGGCGCAGCGAAGCCAGCAGCGGCGAAGCCAGCGAAGCGCAAAACTGTTAACACTTCAGGCGCATCATTTGAACGGCGGAGAGCATTAGCAGAGCCCAAAGTTGCGGCTAATCGGCGGCTTAAAGCCGAAGCGTCTAGGCCATTGCAGTTCAGCGGCAAAAAGGCAGGGGGCAAAGCTGATCAATTATTCAATGACAAAGTGGCGCAAGCAAGTTACAACAGGCAACGAGCCTCTGAAGGCGTGGCAGCTCGTGCAAGAAGATTTTACGATGGAGCGTCTCAATTTTATTCAGCATTCAGCGATCGACCTAGGTATTCGACAATTAGGAAGCCGGCAAAAGACGCAGGGCAGTGGAGTTCGAGCAGCCAGTCAGCTTGGTCTAACGATTTAAGGAAACGCCGCACAGGCAAACGCCGCTTTGGCTGACCTGCTACGCTCAGCACGTTGCCTGAGTTAAGGGGTTCTCAGGTTCCATTGGCCAAGGTGGGTTCATAGCCTCAGCGAGTCGAGCCGCTGGGGCTTTTTAATGCCTATACGCATCCGCTGCTTTCTTTGCGTTCGCATTCTGCAGCTGCTTACGGTGCGACTCCACTAGGTGCCAAGATGACACGTGGCAACAGCTAGTGATCCCTTCCTCTGTCAGGCACACTCTCACGCAATCGTCCGCAGTGGGGCTTACGTCCAGATCGTTCATGCCTGTTTTGATGCCTCTTGCTAAGTTAGGGCCGAATGCACCCCCAGCCTCATGGAAGAATTTCTCAACGCTCTCGACGAGCTCATCGCAGAAACTGAAGGGCTCAGCGTGATCGAGCTTGTCGGCGCGTTGGAACTAGCCAAAAACGACATCATCTCAGGGCTTGCCTTAGCTGAAATGCTGGCCGAAGAAGGCGAAGGCGAAGGGGAAGAGGCAACAGCATGACACGGCCCATCGTTACCGCTGTGGGCCGTTTGCTGCAGCCGAAACACGGCGAACCGCGAAAGCATCAGCTGATTAAAGTTGATGCAAATGGCCGTGCCAAAATTATCAAAGATCAGCCGGCCTAAACTGTTAGCAAAAGGCGGCTACAGCATTGGGCTATCAATCAACGGCACGAAATAGAACTAAAACGTCAAAGGTCGTAAATGTCTATGACCCGAATCAGGCATGGATCGATCAGGAACCACACTGGGAGCTGATCGAATGCCTGCTGACGGGCACCTATGGCATCAGGAAGGAGGGCCGTAAATATCTCCCGCAGGAGCCGCGAGAGACAGACGATGCCTACCAAAACAGGCTGCTCCGCAGCACGCTGCAACCGTATTACGTCAGGCTGGAGCGGCTACTGGCCGGGATGCTTACGCGCAAGCCCGTCAAGCTGAACGACATCAGCGACGGCATCCGTGAGGACTTGTTCGACGTTGATCGCCAGGGGAATGACCTGAACACTTGGGTGTATGAAACAGCCCGTAAGGCGATCCGCTATGGCCATGCTGGCGTTTTAGTTGATGCACCATCAGACGGTAACGGTAGGCCGTACTGGTGCGCCTACACCCCAAGGGACATCTTGGGCTGGCGCACTGAAATGCAAGACGGCAAGCCTCGACTCGTTCAGCTCAGATTGAAAGAGCAGGTGACAGAACCTGATGGAGACTACGGCGAAAAAATAGTTAGTCAGGTGAGAGTATTGACGCCAGGGTATTACGAGCTATTTAGGCAAGATGAGAAGAAAGACTACACATTATTTGAAGAAGGCAAAACAAGCCTTAGCGAAATACCGTTTTCAGTTGTATATAGCAACCGCGTTAATTACTTGCAATCAAAGCCACCGATGGAAGACATCGGTGAACTAAACATCAAGGCGTATCAAGTCCAATCAGATCTTGACAACATCTTGCATGTGGCGGCAGTTCCGATGCTGGCGATTTTCGGATTCCCGCAATCAGCAGAAGAGATCAGCGCGGGGCCAAATGAAGCGCTTGCATTACCTGAAGGGGCATCAGCGCAGTACATCGAGCCGGGCGGGTCCAGCTTCAATGCATTGTTTCAGCGGCTGGATCAGATCGAAAAGCAGATCAATGAGCTAGGTCTGGCCAGCGTGTTGGGCCAGAAGCTCTCAGCCGAGACAGCCGAGTCAAAAAGGATCGACCGCAGCCAAGGCGACTCAACGATGATGGTGATTGCCCAAAACATGCAGGACATGATCGATAATTGTCTGCGGTTTCATGCTGCCTACCTAAACGACGCATCACCCGGCAGCGCATTGATCAACCGTGATTTCATGGGTTCCCGTATGGACCCTGGCGAGATTAAAGCGCTGCTTGAGCTCTATCTGGCCGGCACCATCACGCAATCCACTCTGTTGGCCCAGCTTGAGGCAGGGGAAGTGCTTGGTGATGACTTTGACCTTGAAGAGGAGCTTGAGGCAACGGCTGCCGGTGGCCTGCAGGAATGAGTACCCCGTCTGAGTTCTATCGGCATGCTGTTGATCTGAACAGGTTCAGCAATGCTGAGGCAAAGCAAATTGCGATCGCTTACAACCGTCTGATTTTGCAGGCCGTCGCAGACCTGCAGATCCTGGTCGAGGATGAACGGGCATTTGACCGTC